CGCCCGGACCAGCGCCTCGACTTCCCAGGCCAGGTGACCGGCTCGCACCGAGCCGCCGCCCGAGTCGCTCCCGGTGGCGATCGCGACCCCGGCGGCATGGGCGAACCGGATGCTGTCCTCCGCCGTCTCCAGCCGTTCGGCCACGCGCCGCCTGCCCTCGGCACCGGTGAACCGCTCCAGCGCCGTCGTTGTCTCGAAGCCACGCCAGGAATGCAGCACAGACAGCGTGGACACGACCGTCACCCGGTTGGCGGCGAGGGTCTCGGCAACATCGGCGTCGATGGTGAAGCCGTGCTCCAGCGTGTCCACCGCGGCGTCAGCGGCCAGCCGACAGTTGGCCAGCCCGGTTCCGTGCGCCGCCACGGTCGCCCCGCGGGCGTGCACCGCCGCCACCACGCGGCGGACCTCGCTGGCCGTCCACGGCGCGGTGTCCCGATCCGGGCCGTCCAGGTACAGCTTCACCAGGTCGGCTCCGTCGTCCAGCTGGGCCAGCGCGGCGGCCAGCAGGCCGTCGCCGTCGTCCACCTCGACCGAGAGCTCGCTCGGCAGCGTGCCAGCCTTGGTCAGCCAGGTCCCGGCGGCCCGGATGTACGGCACGTCCGGCCGGCCCTGCCACTTGTCCCGCAGCGACAGGGCGAGGGCCCGTTCCCGTCCGTCCGGCGTGTCCGCCCGGCGGACCGAGCCGACATCGCGGGCCCACCGCACCCCGGACCGGACCAGCGCGGCCGCGTTGCGCTCCGCGGCATCGATCAGCGCGGGAGTCGGGTCGCCGCCCCGCTCGATCCAGCGCGCGCCGCCCGGCAGGGTGAAGTGGCTGTGGCAGTCGACGAACCCGGGCACGATCACCGACCCGCTCGCGTCCACGACCTGCGCCCCGGCACGGGCAGCGGCCGGCGCCTCGCCGTCGAAGACGCCGGCCAGCATGCCGTCGCTGACGAGGACGCTGACTGGAACCCGGAGCTGTGTCCCGAGTCCGTCGGCCAGAGCAGCGGAATCGTAGAGGACTGGCGCGGGCAAGTGCGTTCCTCCTCGAAATCAGTAGCGGGGCCGCGGCGTCAAGCGTCGATACGAGACGGATCCAGCTCGGCGGCCCCGCCGGCAATGAAGTCCCGGCGCGGCGCGACCTCGGTGCCCATCAGCAGCTCGAACATCTGCGCCGCCGCGGCGGCGTCCTCGATCCTGATCCGGCGCACGGTGCGGAACCGCGGGTCCATGGTCGTCTCGGCTAGCTGCGCTGCGTCCATCTCGCCCAGGCCCTTGTACCGCTGCGGCGGCTCCTTGTACCGCGTCCCCTTCCGTTCCAGCTCGAGCAGGGTGCGGTGCAGTTCGGCGTCCGAGTACGTGTAGATGTACCTGTCCTGCCCCTTGCGCCGGTTAGTCAGCTCGATCCGGTGCAGCGGCGGCACGGCCGCGAACACCCGCCCGGCGTCCAGCATCGGCCGCATGTAGCGATGGAACAGCGTCAGCAGCAGCGTCCTGATGTGGGCGCCATCAACGTCCGCGTCGCTGAGGATGATCACCCGCTGGTAGCGGGCGGCGTCGAGGTTGAACGCGCTGCCCGAGCCGGCACCCAGCACCTGGATGATCGCCGCGCACTCGACGTTGCGGAGCATGTCGGCGAGCGACGCCTTCTGCACGTTGAGGATCTTGCCGCGGATCGGGAGCAGCGCCTGGAACTCCGAGTCCCGGGCCAGCTTGGCGGTGCCGAGCGCCGAGTCGCCCTCGACGATGAACAGTTCGCTCCGGTCATCCGCCGACCGGCAGTCGACCAGCTTGGCTGGCAGCGCGGAGGTCGCCAGGGCGGACTTGCGGCGCTGGTTCTCCCGGTGCTCACGGGCCGCGATCCGGGTCCGCGCGGCCGCCACCACCTTGTCCAGCACCGCGCGGGCCTGCTGCTTGCTGCCCCGCACCCGGCCCTCGAGGAAGGTCCGCAGCTCCGCGGAGACGACCTGGGCGACGATCCGGGACGCGGCCGGGGTGCCGAGCACCTCCTTGGTCTGGCCCTCGAACTGCGGTTCCGGCAGCCGGACCGCGATGACGGCGGTCAGGCCCTCCACCACGTCGTCCTTGATCACCGGCTCGTCGCCGTTGCGCAGCAGCCGGCTGGCGCGCAGCTGCTCGTTCAGCGTGCGGACGATTGCCCGCTCGAAGCCGGCCACGTGCGTGCCGCCCTTGCCGGTGGCGATGACGTTGACAAATGACCTGGTCACGGTCTCGTAGCCGGAGTCCCAGCGAAGCGCCACGTCGACCGCAAGCTCGCGCTCGACCTCGGTCGGCGTGAGGTGACCGCGGTCGTCCAGCACCGGCACCGTCTCGGTGAACTGCCCGGAGCCGGTCAGCCGCACGACGTCCGTCACTGGCTCGGCGCGCGTCAGCTGCGCGCAGAACTCGCTGATCCCGCCGGTGAAGCGGAACTCCGCGACGCGGGTGCCGTCCGGCTCGGTGCGGGTGCCGTCCGGCTCGGTGACCGCCTCGGCCACCTCGGCGGGAGCCGCCGCGTCATCGGCCGTGTTCGCGGCCGGGCGCTCGTCGACGACCCGGATCGTGAGGCCCGGGACCAGGTAGGCGGTCTGCCGGGCACGCTGCACCAGCGCCTCGAAGCTCAGCTGAGCGCCGGGGACGAAGACCTGCCGGTCGGGCCAGAACCGCGTCCTGGTCCCGGTCTTGGACTTGGCCACGCGGCCGACCTTGCGCAGCCCGGTGCTGCGCTTGAAGGAGGCGTCCGGGCCCGGGCCGGAAAACTCGCCCGGCACGCCGCGCCGGAAACTCGTCGCCCACTCGTGCCCCTCGCGGTCCACCGCCATGTCCAGGCGGGCCGAGAGCGCGTTCACCACCGACGCACCGACGCCATGCAGGCCGCCCGATGCGGTATACGAGCTGCCGCCGAACTTGCCGCCGGCATGCAGCCGGGTCATCACCAGTTCCACGCCCGTGAGCCCGGTCTTAGGCTCGACATCGACCGGGATGCCGCGGCCGTTGTCTCGTACCTCGGCCGAGCCGTCCGAGTACAGGATCACTTCGACCTTGGTGCAGTGCCCGGCCAGGGCCTCGTCGACCGAGTTGTCGAATATCTCCCACAGGCAGTGCAGCAGGCCGCGGCCGTCGGTCGAGCCGACGTACATGCCGGGCCGCTTCCGGACGGCTTCCAGGCCCTCCAGCACCGTGAGGTGCCGGGCGGTATAGCCGTCTCCAGGGCCGGGCGGCGGGAGCGGCAGGACAGTGGCAGCGGTCACGGGGGTTGGTTACTCCTGGCGCGCGGGGGTAGCGGCTGTTCATGACGTGCATTCGCGGCGGTCTCCAGGCTAGTCGGCCCGGCGGCCAGTACCGCGCCACCACGCCGGATGCGGCCGGGTATCCGGGGCAGTCCGGCGGGCTGCGCATATCCTGTCACGGACTGTCACCGGCTGCCCGGCAGATGTTCGCCTACGGCATAGTTGGTGCCACCCGGGGATGACAGCACCCCGCCGGGATGTTGTGATGCCTAGAGATTGCAAGAGTGACGGCCTGTCGGCGCACCGCCGGGGGTCGCGAGGCGAGGAGGCGACATGTCCGGAGCAATTGCCCCACCGAAGCCGCTAACCGCCAGCGACGTATGCGACCGGTGCGGCGCCCAGGCCTATGTCCGGGTTGTGCTGCCCGGCACTGGCGAGTTGCTGTTCTGCGCGCATCACGGCAGGCAGCACAAGGATGCCCTGTCCAAGATCAAGGCCGAGATCCACGACGAGACGGCCAAGCTCGCCACCCAGCCGGCCACCGACTCCCGCTAGGAACCGTCAGCAGCCGCCAGGAACTGCGTCAGCAGCCGCCAGGAACCGTCAGCAGCCCGGACACCCCGCCAGCTCGCTAGCTCGGCGGGGTGCGCTGGTTAGTTACCGGGTTATTTGCTGAGCGGCGTCCCGATCAGTCCAGGTAGTCGCGCACTATAGCCCCGCTAAGCGACGCACGTCACCGTGTTTGACCTGCGCAAAGGCAGGGCGCGGGCGAGCCAATACCTTTGACTGAGCACCTTCCGCGACGAGCGGCCCCGGCCGCGTGATTAAGGCACGCGGACCGGGGCCTAGGACGCATCGGAGGTGCGCCCATGACCCAATCATCCCCGGAGCGGTTCGCCCGCGAGGTCGTGCTCGGTGACTTGTATGCGGACGAGCTGCGGTCGGATCTGGAGCGGCGGCTGACGGCGGTCGAGGAGGTGCTGGCCCGGCCGTGGCCGTTCCGGTTGCTGGCGGCCGGCCGGTTCGGCCGCCAGCTGCGCCGCCAGGTCGCGCCGTACGCCTGGGCCGGGCCCGGGTTCTACCAGCGGCGGCTGGAGCAGACCACGAGCGACTGGCTGCTCCGGGAGCGGTCCGGGCTGGCCGCGGAGATCGTCGAGGCGTGCCTGCGGGGCGAGCGGTGACCGGCCCGATGCCGGCCGTCCCGCCGGAGGTGGCGGGCCTGGTCCGGGTGCTGGCGGAGCTGGCCGCGCCTCTGCCGCATCCGGTCGCGCGTGACGGCGCGCCGTTCCCCCGCAGCGAGGACTGGGAGCGCCGGTCCGAGGCCGGCCATGAGCGGATCGGTGCTCTCGCCGCGGGGCTGCGGCAGCTGGCGGCCGTGCTCGAGGAGGACGCTGCCGACCCGGGTCTGCTGGCCCGCGACTGCACCCGGCTTGCGGGGGTGGTGCGGGCCAGGCTGGCGGAGCCGCTCGGCTACCCGGCCGCGGCCCGGTCTACTCCGGCCGCGGTGGAAGGCTGCTCGCTACCCGATGTCGCGGAGCCGCCTGCCGGGCGAATCCTCTGCGCTCACGCCGGGGACAGCCACCCGATGCACTGGCTCCAGCCAGGCGAGCGGTGCCCGCACGCGGGCGGTGCGTCATGACCGGCCCGGATCCGGCTGCCGTCGTGCAGGCGTTCCGGGCGGCCGTCTCCGCTGGCTCGCCGGACTGGCAGTGGTGGGCGGTCCGGCTCGCCGACGTCCTCCAGCGGGTCTATGTGACCGGCCGGGCGCCGGGCGCCACCTGGACGGCGCCGGACGGCTCCGCCTGGCTGAGTCCTGGCGATCTGCAGACAGTCCTGGCGGGGCTCCAGCATGCTTGCCACTGCCCCGCAGCAACCAGCCTCGCCACCCGCGCCGCCGCGGTGCGGATCCGGCTCGGCGACGACAGGTAGGGGGGAATCCGATGCAGGTGAACACCGGCACATTCCAGGCAGTGACGGCCGAGACAGCCATGCTGCGCCAGCGGGCCCGGCGCGGCCGTCACCGGGCGCCGCGGAAGCCGGGAACGCCGCAGCGGTACCCGCCGCGCCGCGCATGGTTCGACGACGGCTACCACCAGGCGATGGCCGACTTGTCCGTGATCGCCGGGCAGGTGCGGTCGCGCGCCCCGGTCGTCACCGCGGGCGAGGTCCTCGACGCGCTCATGACGGCCGTCCAGGGCACGATGGAGGCGACCTGGGCGCGGGAGTGGCTGACTGCGTGGGAGGACGGCGACCACTGATGCCCCTCTACGTGTCGGTGCCGCTACCCGGGCCGTTCCGCTGGTCCCGGCGGCTGGCCGGGCCCGGCCGCCGCGGCCAGTGCCAGTACTGCGGGCATGTGCGGCCGGCTGGCCGCCGCTGGCATTCGGTCCTGTACTGGATCACCGGGCTCGCGATCGCCGAACTGGAGCTCTGGCTCGTCGCGGTCCTGGTGGCCGCCGCCGTGTACGGCTGCTGGCTCGGCGCGTGCTGGATAGGCGCGATCGCGACCCGTCGCCGGGCGAGGCCCGGTTAGGTTGAAAGCTCCGCGGGAGCCGGGCCGGTCGACTGACTGGCTGCCGCCCCGGACAACCGGCTTGCGTAGCCCGCACCACGAGGGTTGCCTTACTTGCCGCCGGGGATATGCACGGGCGCCAGCCCGTGGCGTGGCATGGCAAGGCAGCAGCCCGGCTCCCGCGGTCCCCGAGGAGACAACAGGTGCCGCCACAGGTCCGGCCACAGGTTCGCGCCGATCGGCGGGAACCTGTCCCGACGGCTCACGGATCGTCGGGAAATGATCTTTCCCGCTGCCCCCGACCCAGGTCGGACTCGCACGACCCGCCCTGGCCTGCGGAAACGCCGCTGGCTCCGACCGGGCCGACCTGGCTGCACGCCGTGACCTGCACGGTCGGAGGTCGGAGCGGCGACATCGTGTTGCCGGTCAGCAACACGCCCATGGGCTGCGGCAACGCCGGGAGCGGCAACACCTGGCTACACCTCGGCGTGCCCTGGCCTGCGGTGTTGCCGGTTGCCGCGGCCCGGCCGCTAGCCGTCTAGCGCAGTCCCTAGGGGCTGTTGACCTGGACAGCCGCCGGAGCGTCCTAGGCGGCCCTAGGAGCGCACCCGTTCTGGCCTGCGGTCTAGGGTCTAGGGCCGCACCGGCACCCCATGGGCTGCGGTGTAGCGTGTCGCGGCCAGACGGGCCGTTACCCGTTACCGGCCTGCTCATGGGCGCCGTGGCGGTAACAGCGGTAACGGCGCGACCGCGACCGGCCAGGCCAGCGGGCGGTAACGGTTCCGTAACCGCGGTTACGGGACAGCCCGGCGACAGCATCCCGCAGCGAATGACAGGCTTGGGATTCGCTGCCGCGCCCGGCGCCACGCTGACCGCTCCGGGGTGAACTCGGCCCGGCCCCGGACTGGGATACCCGGAACCGGCTACGGCGCTCCTGGAGCCGTACAGGCGCAGATTCGCGCACCGGGCCCGCAGTCGGCGGCTAGTCCTCGCCCGCGAGGTCGATCAGGTCCCGCTTGGCGTGTTCGATGAGCTGCTCCCGGCTATCGGCATCGAGCTGGCTGGCGAGATACCTGCCCGCCGCGATAGCGATGTTGCCATTGTCCTCCGCGCCGATGAGCAGCATGGCTGCTCGGCCTCCATCGTCCTCGAGGAGCGCCAGGGCGAAGCTCAGGAGGTCGCGCCGCTGCTGGAGCGTCAGCTCTGGCAGCTCGGCGGGTTCGTCGTCCACGCCGCCTATCATGACGTGCGGCCGGGCAGGCCGAATGCTTTCTGCACGGAGCCGCCGCCCTTGACGCGTACCCACTGCTTCAGCGACGTCATCATGAACTGCTCGAACGCCGACCCGCCGCCGCCGGTCACGTTGAGTTCGAGCTGGAGCTTCCCGCCGCCCGCGCCGGCACCAGCCAGGCCAAGGCCGCCGCCGCTGCCGACCCCGGCCGACCTGGCGAGCGACGCCGCAGCGGCCTCGACAGCGGACCGGCCCGACGTCATCCCCTGAGCCAGCTGCCGCGCAATCGACAGACCGGAGTTGACCGGCGCCCCGGCACCGGACAGCGGCCCCGTCTTCGCCGGGGAGAACGGCAGGAAATCCTTGATCTTGTCCACGATCGAGCCCATCGCGCTCGTCACATCCCCGACCGCATCCTCGATCCCGTGCACCAGCCCCTCAATGATCTTCTTCCCCGCGTCGTACAGCATCGTCCCCACATCACCCAGCGCCGCCAGGATCTTGTGCGGCAGGCCCTCAACGAACGTGATCATGTCCCCGGCGACGGTCTTCACCGCGTTCACCGCGTCGTCCCACCAGCCCCGGAACAAGCCGCCCAGCTTCCCGAACCAGCCGAGGATGGTTTTCACGCCGTCGACTTCGGTGCCGATGAAGCTCTTGATCCAGTCCCACACCGTCTCGGTCGCCGACTTGATCCCGTTCCACGCGGTCTTGATCAGGTCCCACAGGCCCTTGGCTGCGGCGCCGATCTTCGACATGCTCGTGATCCACTCGATCCCGGCGGCGAGGATCTTCGCGATCCAGCCGATCACCACCCCGACCACGTCCGCGATTTTCGCGAGGCCTTCGGCAGTGAGCGCGACGAGGCTGATGAGCGGGGTGAGGGCGGTGAGCGCCAGCTTGACGAGGATGTTCACGAGCTGCAGCAGCGGCGGCAGGATCGGCAGCGCCGCGGCGATGATCTTCACCAGGGCGACGGCGAGTTCCCCGATGGCGGGCACGAGGGTCTTCACCGCCGACACGAGGCCCGACGCGAGCATCTTCGCGAGCTGGGTGAGGGGCGGCAGCAGCGGCCCGATCGCCTGGGTGATGACCTTCACCAGCACCCCGGACAGCTGGCCGACGAGGCTGATCAGCGGCGGCAAAGCGGGCGCGATACCGGTCACCAGGGCGTTGACCAGGTTGGCGAGCGGCTTGGCCAGGTTCTCCAGCGCATCGCCGAGGATGCCGAACACGCCGGTGTTCTCCAGCACGGTGAACACCCCGCCGAGGGCTTTGGTGAGCGTCGCGAACGACGGCGCCAGCCCTTTGACGAGGGTGGCGACGGCGCCGAGCGCAGACGCGAGGTCACCGATCACCGCCCCGGCGAATTTGCCGAGCAGCCCGCCCACGGCGGACAGGGCGGGCTCCAGCGCGACGACCACCTTCGCCAGGCCCGAGAACCCTTTCGCGAGCGCGGGGGCGAGCGATTCGGCGAGCTTGCCGATGACGGGGAAGATCGCGTTGACAGCATCGCCGAGGCCCTTGAGCACCTGAGCGGACGGCCCGACGACCGTGGCGAAATCCTTGAACATCGAGCCGAGGTTCTTGCCCAGCCCGCCGAGCAGCCCCGCGAACGCCGACATCGCCGGCCCGGCCGACTTCAGCAGCGACACCATGCCCGGCAGCGCCCCTTTGACGAGGGATTCGAGCCCGGATTCGAGGGGCTTGATCAGCGGCACCGCCGCCTTGAACATCGACGTCAGCTCCGGCTGCAGCGACTTCACGAACGACCCGAGCTGGGAGAACGCCTGCTCCAGCGGCCCCGCCATCACCTTCGCCGCCTGGCCGATGGTCTTCTCCATGCCGGAGAACGTCGAGGAGATGCTGGCGGCGAACTTTTTGTCGGTCTCCATCAGGATCGCGAACCCGCCGCCGATCGTGCCGATCCCGGCGCCGACCGCGGTGATCGCCGGGAGCATCGCGACCAGCGCGGCTCCGGCCGCGCCGATCGCTGTTTGCATCCCCGACAGGCCAGATATTGCCGGGCCCATGCCGCTGCTCAGGTTCTCAGCGAACCCGGAGCCGATCTTCTCTCCCTCGCCGCCGCCTCCGCCGCCGCCGCCGAACATGCTGCTCACGCTCGACAGGAACCGGGACGCGAACGAATGCCCCGAGTCGCCGCCCGCCTCCCCCGACTCGTCCTTCGCCCGGCCGAACAGGCCCCCGCCACCACCGCCGGCGAACATCCCGGTGATGTGGCCGATCATCGCGGCGGCGAACCCCTCCGCGTAGGAGTGACCCGAGTCCTTGCCGGACCGGCTGGCGTCGTCCTTCGCGTCGTCCAGGTCGCGGGCGATGCCGCCGAGGGGCTTGCCGTCCTCGGCGCCTTTCGCGAACTTGTCTGACCAGCCCTCGCCCGCATCCTCACCGCCGCGCTCGGCGGTGGCCTTCGCCGAATCGAACCCCGCCTTCGTGTTGTCCTGCGACTTCACCGAGATCGTGATCTCGTTACTGGCCGCCATCGCTCAGCCCTCCTCAGCTATGCGGAACCCGGCGCCGTCAAACCGGGCAGCCAGCCGGCGCCGGGCCCGCGATTGCCCGTCATCGGCGCGGGAACCGGACCTCGCGCCGGCGGGCACAGCGGCCGGCCCGCCTATCCCCAGTGCCGCCGGCCGCGTCCATCAGCTACCTGGCCAGGCCGCGCATGCGGAGGAACGACAGCATGCCCGGGGTGCCCCACGGCGTCTCGTAGCTGGTGATCTTCGCCGGTTCGGTGACGGGCGCCTGGTCGCGGCGCTGCCGCTCGATCTTCCGCATGGCCCGCTCGTCGGGCGGCCCGACAGCGAGCCGGAGCCGCCGCCACTCGGCGGCCAGCGCCCGGCACAGCTCCTCGGCGAGCGCGGGCGCTCCCTGCGGCCAGCAGGTGGCGATGATCCGCCAGACCGCGTACTGCTCCAGCGGGTTCAGCGCCCTGGCCTCGGCGACGGCCTTGACCGCGGCCGGGACGCCGCCAGCCCGGGCCGCCTCCAAGACGGCGAACAGGACCGGCGCGCCCGGCGCGCCCGGCGGCAGCCGCACTTCCCGGTCGTCGCACCATTCGCCGAGGTCCGCGGCCTCCCGGAACTCCGGCCGGTCGACCGGGATCTTGTAGGTGAGGTCGCGGACCTCGTCCCGCGCATACCGGAACTCGGGCGGCTGGCGGCGGGCCAGCACCCGCCTGGTCGCCCCGGCCTTCAGCTCACTCTCCGCTGTGATCATCTCGCTTCTCCTGCCCTGGTTACGAGGTCGCGTTGAGGATCACGACCGGCGACACGGTCTCGCTCGAGTTCGCCGGCGTGACCGGCTCGGACGGCCCCCAGATCCGGCCGTCGAGCCGCGACGTGATCCTCAGCTCAAGCTCGTCGGTGATGAACGTCGCCCCCGCGACCGCCGTGTCGACCTGCATCTGCCTGCGGTCCGCGATCACGTAATAGGCCGGGTCGACGGCCACCACATCGCCCGTCTCGCCGAGCGCGTTCACGTGCTCGGTGAAGAACGCGGGCCGGCCGAGCAGCGTCCAGCAGCCCAGGTCGTGGTCGAACCGCAGCCACTCCGACGGCGGCACCGCCGTATCGGACGGCGTCCCGATCCCCAGATACACCGACAGCAGCGGCTTCAGCGCGTCCGGGCTGGCGAGCCAGATGAAGCTGCTCAGGGACTGCGGCAGCATGCGGTCGATCATGTTCACCAGGTCGCCGAACCCGACCGTGGACTCGGCGGCCCGGTCCACCTGCAGCGCGCACTGCGCCGACATCAGCCCTTGCGGCTGCCCCGCGCCGCTGCCCTGGATGAACGCCTGATCCTCGGCCCACGCCAGCGACGCGGGCACCGCGGTCCGCAGGTAGGCGTCCAGCTGGTCAGCGTCCTGCCACAACTCGCTCGGCAGCGCGCAGTAGGCGGCTAGCTTCCGCGCCTCGAACGTCACCCGGCCGAACGTCGACGTCAGCCCCGTCAGGCTGGTTTCCTCCTCCGCCCACTCCCATTCCAGGCCGCCGAGCACCGTCCCCGCGGAATGGTCGGTGTCGTCGATGACCGGGATCGACGTGCGCAGCGTTCCCGCAGGCAGCACGGTTGCCCGCGGCCGGATGATCGCAGGCTCCAGCGACAGCAGCAGCAGGTCCTGCCGCAGGCTCTCGCCGACAACGAAGCCGCCCTCGCTGGGTACGCGCTCGGACATCCCGGCCGCGGCCTGGATCTTCGCCGCCCGCGCCCGGTCGGTGTGGATCGTCCGGACCATGTCCGCGAACGACGCGTACTTGCCGTCGAGGCGGTCAGCAGGCGCCGACCTCGCCGCCGCGACCGCGGCAAGCCGGTTCAGCGCCGGGACCCGCTGCGCCCTCGCCACCATCTCCCCGTCGACCCACGTGTGGCCCTGTTCGAAACTGATGTGCCGAGGGTGATGGCCGGACGCGGACGCAGGCCTGACCTGCTGAAACTCTTCCGGAGTCAGCGACGACGTCGACCCGTCGTCGTTCTGCCACACGATCCCGAACGGCGCCGTCAGCTCATGGCCGCCGCTATCAGTCGGCGCGACCTTCACATGGAGCGGCTCCCCGGAAGCAGCGGGCAAGCCCGCCGCCGCCCTGCGCTCCCTCCTGACGTCGTCAGCCGCCCGGCGGAACGCGTGATCGACCCGCGCATCATCGAGCCGGCTCGGGTAAGCGTGCTTCCGGACCATCTGCGGCCTCCTGACCAGGCGAAACACTGTCCCGAGGTCAGAGCCGCCCGTGCCACGCACCGCAACTGCGGGGGCACCGTCCTGAGGACGAGCTAAGGCGAGCCTACTAGCGGTTTCATGACGGACGTCACAGAAACGCCACATCAGCCGCCCGCGTGCCGCCGGCGCCGCGCAGCCCGCAGCTCATCAAGCGGCGACGGCCGATCCGGCGGCTGTTCAGGCTGGCCAGGCACCATCCGGCGGGCATCTGCCGCTATCTGGCCGACAGTTCGCCGGAGTTCGGCGGCAGCGGCCGGGTTTACCGTGCTGGCGCCGTCCATCGCGGCCGCCTGCAGCCGCAGCGACATCGCCAGGGCCGGGTTCACGGCCTCCACCGTGGCCAGCCACTCGTCGACAGCCGGGCCGAGCGCCGGACGGTCCGGCTCGAGGCCGGGAATCGTGATCCGGGCGGCCCTCCGCCGGTCGCGGGCCCGCTGCTGCCGCTCGGCCGGGGTCAGTGCCATGCCGCCGATGGTAGCGAGATGGCCCTCCGGTACCGGCCGTTCGAACGCGACTCACCGTATTCGAACACGCTCACGAAATTCTGGTGCTCGGTCACGTGTTCGAGTCACGCCATGTCACGGTGACCGTTCGAAACAACGCTATGACCTGCGCAAACATGCCAGCGTGACGCGTGACGCGAAAAACCATGGTCTCGGGGGGAGGGTCAGGTGGGCGCGCTCTGGTGTGGGGCGGATGCTGCTGGAACTTGCGATCTTGTGATATGTGTGCAGGTCAGGGCCATGATCGAGTACGGTGCAGCTGCGCGCGGGCCGGGTGATCATGGCCTGTGCCCGTTCAGCGCTCGTTCCGCGTTCGTGACACCCGACCGCTTGCCGCTGTTCGAATACCTGTCTTGACCTGCGACGATAGGCGATGTCACGGCGGTCACGGTGTGCTGTTCTGGTGACGGCCGTCACTGTAACGACAGGCGGCAACGGTGCCTGACCTGCGGCGATGTCACAGGTGTCAGGCGAACTGGTCAGGCGAACGGGTCGGCTCCGAGGTAGCGGACGACAGGCACCTGGCCGTCATGCTCCCAGATCAGCAACCAGTCCTCGGTGCGGCTGCGGACAGGGATGCCCCAGCGGCCGTCCCCGAACGAGCGGCGCCTGGCCTCGGCACTGCCCGGGTCAGCCTCTAGCAGGTCGACGGCATCGTCGATGGCATCGAGGAGCCCGGCGTCGCCTGACTTCTCGATCGTCTCGTAGGCCTGCAGCGGCTGGTCGTCGAACTCGGCCGCGGTCATTGGCTGCGGCTGCGGCCGGGGCGCCGCGGGCGTGGCTTGCGGCGCTCAGGGTGGCGGCGTCCTTCGTCGATGACGGCTTCGATCTCCGGCGGCAGCCGGAGCGGCTCGGACTGCCTGAGCCGCTGGTATTCCTCGAAGCTGATCACGACGGCGGCAGGCGAGCCGTAGTGGGTGAGGATCGTCGGCTCGCCGCCGTAGCGGGCGCGGCCGACTAGCTCGCTGATGTGTTCCCGGGCTTCGCTGATCGGCATCTCGCTCACGTCCACAGATTGTACAACTCGGGGTAGGTCATGCCGGCCGGACCGGTGGTCGTGCTGGCAGGTGGATGAGGCAGCGGCCGGTGTGTTCCCATTCGGGCAGGCGGCATCGGGTGCCTGCTTTGGTGGTGGCCTGGCAGCGGCCCGGCTGGCTCACGGCGTGAGCCAGTTCGCTGTCGGGTTCGATTCGCCGTCCGCGGAGCTTGATGAGTTTCATGGTGTCCTCGGCTGGTTGCGGTCGTCGTCTTTCCGGCATTTCTTGCACAACACGCCGGTGCCGGGCTGCCAGCGTGCTTCGTTCTCGCCGGTCCTTTTGCCGCAGCGGGCGCAGTTGGGGCGCCGCTGGGTGGCGATGTCGTGGCGGCGGCCTGCGGCGCTCACTCGTCCTCCAAGTCGTGGCCGTCGTGTGGGACCGGGTCGGCCAAAGAACCCTGACCGCGCGTCAGGATTTCAGCGGCCGAAACTGGAAGATGGCATTGGCCGTCGCGGTTGTGCCGGTGGCCGATGAAGCAGGATGCGTGTAGCCAGAGGCCGCCGGGGCAGCGGGCGATGTGCTGGCCTGGCCGGATCCAGGCGCGGCAGGCTGGGCATTGGGTTTCGCGGCGGGCGCGCATTACCCGGTCGGCGACGACGGGCACGGTCATGACGCGTCCCCGAGTTCGGCGAGCAGAACATCTTTTAGCCGGTTTCCCCTTGTAACCGGTCCCGTGATCTTCGTGCCTAGCTGGGCCATCGCGCGCGTGTTTTGGCTGGCGGGACCGCGCGCCAGCATGTCGGCTTGCGGTGCGACCTGCGGAAACGTCGTAAAGGTGCAGTTCAGGACACCTTTGCCGCTCCCCGGAAGGTGCTCAGTCATGGCCCGGCACCTTTCGCGGCGCGCTCATGACGCGCTTGCCAGTGGTAGATGAACTTGCGCCCGTCGGCTGGGTCCTGCTCTCGCCGGATTGTCCCCGCGGCCGCAAGCTTCCGGATTACGCCGAGCAGGACCTCGCGGTTGCCGCCGATACGCGCCTCCAGATCCCGTCCGCTGAGCCCGGGGTTCTCGCGGATGACAGTGATGATGCGCTGCCGGAGCTGCTCGCGGCGGCGCCTGGTGGACGGGCGGACGACGTCGCTGAAGTCGACCGGCACGACGTTGGGTTGCGCCCGGCAGCTGGCGCACAGGTGGCTGTCGCCTTCGTCCTCGGTCCAGTCGCCGAGGCCGGCGCCGCAGCCGCGGCATCGCCAGCTGGCCTCGCTGCAGTCGCCGTGAATGACATCGCCGGCGAGTGCCATCTGACGGAAGTCTGGGTCTGCGAGCTGTTCCTGCCTGAATGGCTTTCCGCATTCGGGGCATGGCGGGACGCGGTACGGGGTTGGGGGTTGTGACCGCGGCGCGCCGTCAGGCGCGGCGCCGCGGTCACGAGCAGAGCTAAAGCCTTCGGCTTTAAGAGCCAGAGCTTTAGCTCTAAGAGCAGGCGTTTCCGGCTGATCGCCTGAAACCGGGGCTTGGCCTGCGGCGTTACGCGGTTTGCCCGTTTTGCCGGTGGACCCTTTTTGACCGGGCGGGTGGACCCTTTTATCGCCGTCGGTGGACCCTTTTCCCTGGCCGGAAAGGGGGTCAGCTTGTGGACCCTTTTTCAGGTTTGCGATGTTGAGCCGGTACCGGCTGAGCGCGCCGCGGCCGAGGCCGTGCTCGTACTCCAGGAGCTTGGCGTCGATCAGCTCGGGACGGCCGCGCTTAAGCGTCGAGATGCTCATGTTCGCGGTTTCCGCTAGCAGGACCTGGCCGGCCCGGCGCCAGCCGTTGCTGTCTGACTTGAACGTCTCTACCGCGATGAGGATGCGCAGCTGCCTGGCCGGGGCATTCTGCGGGAGTGCGCGGAGGATGGCCAGCGCGCCGTAGTTGGTCATGGCGCATGGCCGCGCTGCCGGGACGGTTCGGTGCCCATTCAGGTCACGTCCAGCGCAGGGCAGTCGCCGCCTTCGCGATCGAGGGCCTCGTTGCAGATGGCGGCGAGAGCTTGCCGCTGCGGGCACACGTTCAGCTGGCCGCCCCAGATGCGCGGCGGCACGTACCCGGTCCACTGGCGCGCCTCGGCGAAGCCGATCGGGGGCTCGGTGAGCCGGGCGGCAAGGTCCGGGTGCTTCAGCACCCGATAGCGGCGCTCGGCCGACAGCGCCATCGCCTCGGCGCGGGCCCGCTGCAGCATCGCCGACAGCGGGCTTGGCCGGTCAGTTACCCTGTCAGCAGCCGCAGGCCTCTCGGCGGGGGCGGCGGTGCGGTGGTTGCCGGCGGCCGGGCCTGACCAGGCCCGGCCTGCCGCATTTGCGGGCACGGCCGCCGGGTCACGCGGTCGCGGCGCGCTCGGCGCGGACCTCGGCCGACCGTTTCGCCATCCTGGCCATCTCGGCGCGCAAGAGCTGCCGTCCGGCACGAGCGGCCTGCAGCGGGGTCAGCTCAGGGTTGGCCTTGAGTGCTTCGGCGATGTGCTTCGCCAGCCGGGTCTCGTTGGCGTCCCGGGTCATGGCGACCGGATCCTCGGTCGCGCGCCCGGCCCTGGCGATGATGCCGTCCAGGCTCGTATAGGTGCGTGGCATAGTGAGAACAGCCCTTTCCGAGAGTTGGGGCGAGCGGCGGGCTGGTCAGGCGTCGAAACTCGGCCAGCCCGCTCGCATGCGCGAGCTTCTAGCAAGATGCTCGCGCATCGCACGGACATATCCGCAGCGCTCGCGGGAAAGTCACGTGCGTGCTGTCCCCGAATTGCTCACGTTGCCGGACGCCCGCACACGCCCGCGCACGGCCGCGGCTAGCGGAAAAACGACGTGACCGGTTCCGCGGGCCCGGGCGTGTCTAGATGTCGCCAGCCTGGAGCCGGTGGGCTTCCTCGATCGCCAGGTCGGACTGGGCCGCGCCCAGGTAGCGCTGGACGAGCGCGACGTCGGTCCAGCCGCCCTGCGACATCAGCCCGGTCACGCTCCCCCCGGCTTTCATCCACCGGACCGCGGCGGTGTGCCGGAGCATGTGCGGGTGGAACCGGTCGATCCCGGCCGCGGCGGCGCGGCGGCGCAGGGTCACGTACAGGGCGTCGTAGGTGAGCACCCGGCGCCGCTCGGCGAGCCACAGTTCCGGCCGGCCGGCCAGCGGGTGGCGGCGGCGCATCCGGAGATACCGGGCGAGGGATTCCGCGGTCTTCGGCCCGTACCCGACGCGGCGGCCCTTGCCGCCCTTGCCGCGGATGATGACCGCCGACCCGGCCTGCACCTGGACGTCGATGACGCCGAGCCGCACCAGCTCGTCGGCGCGGGCGGTCGTGTCGGCCATGAACCGGACGATCGCGGTGTCGCGGACGTCGATGAACCGCTTCCCGGCGCAGGCGGCGAGCAGCGCCTTCAGCTGCCCGGCGGTGAGCGCGTCGACAACCCGCTGATCGAGTTTCGGGGCGCGCATCCGCTCGAGCTGGTCCGGGATGCCCTCGGTTTCGGCGATCCACGCGCTGAACCGGCGCAGGGCCAGCTGCCGGGCGACGGCCGTGCTGGACGACATGCCCGCGGCGAGGATGCTGGCGGTGAACGCCTCGGCGCTGCGGAGCGTCAGGTCCGGGCCGGTGCCCTGCCGCTCGCACCAGTCAGCGAACGCCTTGACGCCCTGGCCGTAGGAGCGGCGCGTCTCGGGCGACAGGTTCTGGTTGGCGAGGGATATCTGCCAGAACGAGGCCAGCCCGGCGTAGTCGGCGGCGTCCATGAACGGAGCGTACTACCTTGACTGATACGACGCACGTGCTAGTGTGTCGCCTGTCTGGCCGGTGTTTTCGCTGGTCAGGCGGAAACCAGGCGGAAAGGGTCAGTCGAGGTAGTCGCGCAGCACCTGGGACCGGGAGGGGTGCCGCAGCTTGGACATGGTCTTGGACTCGATCTGCCGGATCCGCTCCCGGGTCACCCCGTAGACCTTGCCGATCTCGTCCAGCGTCTTCGGCTGGCCGTCGGTCAGGCCGAACCGCATGGAGACCACGCCCGCCTCGCGCTCTGACAGCGTGTCGAGCACCGAGTGCAACTGCTCCTGCAGCAGCGTGAAGCTGACCGCCTCGCCGGGCTGGATCGCCTCGGAGTCCTCGATCAGGTCGCCGAACTCGCTGTCGCCGTCCTCGCCGAGCGGGGTCGACAGCGATATCGGCTCCCGCCCGTACTTCTGGACCTCGACCACCTTCTCCGGGGTCATATCCAGCTCGGCGGCCAGTTCCTCGGGCGTGGGCTCACGGCCGAGGTCCTGCAGCATCTGCCGCTGGACCCGGGCAAGCTTGTTGATCACCTCGACCATGTGCACCGGGATCCGGATGGTCCGGGCCTGGTCGGCCATTGCGCGGGTGATCGCCTGCCTGATCCACCAGGTCGCGTAGGTCGAGAACTTGTAGCCCTTGGTGTAGTCGAACTTCTCCACCGCGCGGATCAGGCCCAGGTTCCCTTCCTGGATCAGGTCCAGGAACAGCATCCCCCGGCCGGTGTACCGCTTCGCCAGCGAGACCACCAGCCGCAGGTTCGCTTCGAGCAGGTGGTTCTTCGCCCGCCTGCCGTCCTCGGCGATCCACTCCAGGTCGGACCGCACCTCGATCCGGACGTCCCTGCCCTCGGCGAGCTTCTCCTCCGCGAACAGCCCGGCCTCGATCCGCTTGGCCAGCTCGACTTCCTGTTCCGCGTTGAGCAGCGGCACCTTGCCGATCAGCTTGAGGTAGTCCTTGACCGGGTCGGAGGTCGCGCCAGCCACCGCCACCTGCGCGGCCGGCAGGTCTTCGTCGTCGTCCCCGTAGACGAGAGTCTCGTCCTCGCCCTCTTCGCCGGGCCGCTTGACCGCCAGCCGGATCGTGCCATCCGGCGCCACGGGCGGGACGTAATCGTCGCCCGCGCCCGGCGCGGCCGGCGCCCCATCCTGGGCGGCCGCCTTGCCGCGCGCCGGGCCAGGAAAGCCATCTTCCGCGGCTGCCTCATCCAGCTGCAGATTGACCTCGCCATCCTCGTCGGCCAGGTCTTCGAACTCCGCCGCGACATCAAGCTCGGCCACCGCCACGAGGTCCGGGTCGTCCTCGATCGCGGCGACTTCCGCCAGGTCCGGGTCGGCCTCCAGGTCTGCGACCTCTGCCAGGTCCGGATCTGCGTCCAGGTCGGCCACCTCCGCGAGGTCCGGCTCCATGTCCAGGTCGGTGACTGTCAGCTCAATCCGCTCGGCCGCAGGGCCGACAGTGTCCGAGTTCGCCGTCACGTTCCGCCGCCCGCTACCGCCATCGCTCACCCCAGCTCGCTCATCTGGCCCCTCGCGGGCCTCTGCTGTCCGCCGCTTCGCCGCTGGCGCCCGCTGTCCCTGCCCGGCAGCAGAGCGGCGCCCGCCTTTCACGCTAGCTCGCTGCGCGGGTTCAGGCGGCGCAGCTGCCAGATGACCCGGCCGTTTCCGGTCGGCCGACCGGTTCGAACGCCCGCCCGCGGCGCCATCAACCTGGGTGCCAGACTGTGCGGGCGAGTCCCTAGACGCCGCCGTACCCG